ATGGCAGAAGAAAATAATCAATTAAAAAAGAGTTTTTGGGCTTTTATACCATCAATTGCATTAGAAGATAGAACACTTTCTTCTACAGCAAAATTAATTTTAGCTGAAATTTATGCTTTGGCAGATCAAAATGGGGTTTGTTATCCAACAAATAAGCACTTTTCACAACTATTAGGAATTAGCGAAACTCAGGTTAGCAGATGTATTAATCAACTTAAAAAGGGAGGATGGATTCAAATTGAAATTTTAAAAGAAGAGGGAAATTTGAGGGTCTTAAAGATAAATTTAAGAGGTATTAGCGAAAAGTTAAAGAGGTCTTATCAAAAAGTTAAAGAGGGGTATTATCAAAAAGTTAAAGAAAGAAACTCATATATAGAAACTCATTTAGAAAATATATCCTCTTACGAGGGTGTTCGAAAGAACACTACTAATGAAGTTTCAATTATTAGAAATTATTTTATTCAAAAATGTCAAGAGTTAAAGGGTTTCAAGCCCGAAATGTCCTTTGCCAAAGAGGGCAAATTAATCAAAGAAAAACTCAAAAGATATTCGGTGGAACAGTTAAAGGATTTAATCGATAAATTTTTGAATTCAGAAATTGGCGATAGATTGGGTTGGACTTTAAGTGTTTGTTTATCAGCGCCAATCATTAATCAATGGCTGGCAGGAAAATTGGAAAAGAAAAAAAGGCCGTATTGGAATGGATTTCCTTTAAGAAAAGTTTTTGGCAAATGGCAAGTTTTAGTGGATGGCGAATGGAAAGAGTTTGCGGGCAACGAAAAGGAAATCGTTTTCAAATAAAAGGCTAAAAGCCAAAGGTCGAAAAAAATAAATAAAAAACATGATCAACGAAATTAAAAGAATAATGAAAAACGCAAAAAAATTGCAAGAAATGTATCTGGAAGAAGCCTTTAAAAGCGAAGATTTAGAAAAGAGAAATTTCTTCTTGGGCTGGGCGCATTTCTATCAAGGAATGGCAGTGGCTTCTTTCCAGATACTTCAATTAATGGAAAAAGATCGAAAAAATAAATAAAAAATCATGGAAATAAAATTTTTAAGTGGATACAAAACTTACATTGCGGCCATTCTATTAATCGCTTGGGCAATTTGGGGAGGAATTGCAGGATTTATCGATGGTGCAAAAGCAACAGAATTGGTTTTATTGGCATTGTCGATCATTGGTTTAAGAAGTTCCATTGAGGAAGTAAAGGAAACAATAAAGGCCGCAAAATAAAAATTTTAAAAAAAATGAAGACAAAAGACGTATTAGAAATTATAACTCGGGGATTAGTTCTAAACCCCGAAAAGGTCAAAATAAACGAAAAATTAACCGAAATGGGAATGATTTACGAGATTGAATGCGATCCCAGTGATCGAAAATATATCATCGGTAAAAAAGGCTCAACTTTTCGAGCATTATTAACGATTGCCAGAAAGATTGGCACAAAAAATAAACAAGCAGTTTATTTAAAGATCAAAGAAGAAAATGAGCCCAAGAATCAAAAATAGAATAAAGGAAATTTTGTTCTTCATAATAGTTTTAGCAGGACTTTTCGGTTGGGCGACTGTGGGATACGAAATGGGAACCAAAAAACAAATTATAGTAGAAAAACCAGTTTTAGTTCCAGTTGAATTAGATGATCCAAGAATTATCGAAATTGCAATCCAAGAAGCAAGCGAAAAATATGGAATTCGAAAAGAGACGTTCGAGGCAATTATTCGATGCGAGGGGGGGACGGTTTTTGGCTGGAATAAAACGCAAGATGGCGGACTTTATCAGATTAATTTGGAAACATCAAAACAATACGGAGCGAAATCGTTAAAAGATATCATAGATCCACGACTTTCAACAGAATTGGCAGCCAAAATTCTATTGAAAGAAGGATTAAAACCTTGGCGCACAAAAGATTGTATTGAGAAAGAATTAATAAAAATCACGAAATAATGGCAACCACTCCATTATCAAAAAGAGCAAAAGGTAAAAGGCTGGAATTAAAAGTTGCCAAGTTAATTAGAGAGAAGCTGGGAATTAAAGCATACAGAACGCCACTGAGCGGAGCGGCCGAAGGCTTCAAAGGGGACATTTTTGTCCCAGAACTGCCCTTCTATTGGGAATGCAAAAATAGAGAGAAAATTCATATTTGGTCAGAATGGCAAAAGATTAGAGATCATAAAAATCCAATTTTAGTGATTTCTGGGAATTTTAAACCGATTTTGGTGATAATGGACATTGAGTTATTTTTGGAAATTTTAAAAGAATGGACACCTCTCAAATCAAAGACATCAAATGTCCAGCCTGCAAACGAGAACAAGTAGAAATTCAAAGAGAAGATAATCCATTCGCTACTTGTAGAGTATGCATTAATGAAGATTGTCCTTTGCACATCAATTTATCCAAGGTTAAAAATTGGCAACTAAAAGAAAAAACGAAAATATGCAACCCCAAACCAACAAAGACAAAATACGATACATTTTCAGAAAGTATCCAGAAACAAGATATTCAAGAGGGCTATTCTTCTGGCGATATTTGGAAGAGTATCACAACGTAAAATTCTACATAACGAAAGAGCAGTTCGTCACATTTTTCCATCAGGAATTCTGGGGATTAGAAAGAGCAGTAAGAGATGTCTTAAAAGAAGAAGAATTCAAACTACCCCCAGAGGCAGATCAAAAAAGATACGAGAAAGAAAATTTATTCAAAGAACAATACAAAGTAGAAAAATTGGGTCACCACCTCCCCCAATAATGTGGGTCATTATTCGGGGAGGTGGGATAGGTGGCACGTTCCAAGAAAGTAGAAATTAAATATGATGAAAAACCGACAAGTTATGACGAAAAAGAATTCGCAAAAGCACTTTTGAAAACAATAAACTTCTGGAGAAGGTTGCTAAAACTCGAAGATTGGAACATCAGCGTGGAAATAGTTTCACCAGAAAAACTTCCTGAAGACCACATTGCTGAAGTTTTAGCTGATTATATCTATCTACAAGCAATAATTTGGATTTCAAACGAGATTCAAATTGAATGGTTTGACAGCATAATTTCACACGAACTACTTCACGTCAAAGTAGGAATAATCGCTGACAAAATAAGATACTTCCAAGATAGAATTACTATGCAAGAGGCACAAATGATTAAAGAAGCCGAAGAATCAGTAGTTGAAAGTTTATCAAGGATACTTTGCCAACTATTAAAAGTGGATAGATACCATTCAGGAAATGGGCCAGTAGAATAGCTCTTTTGACCCTGCCAAAAGGGGTAATGGGACAACCCCCACGGAGGGTATCCGTAAAATTTTGCGTCCCCTCTTACCCCTGGCAAAAGGGGATGATAAAGCACCTTAAAAACAAATTTAAATGGGAGAAATTTTCTCTCTCCCTTTTTTATGGGGCTGTAGATTAAAGAAATCGGCGCTTCAACATAAGCGCAGACGCTGGTGCAATTCCAGCCAGCCCCGAAAAACTCAAAAGTAATTAAAAAATATGAAAAAGAAAAAAATAAAAAGAAAGAAATTTTATACTTCAACTTTTGCTTTACCAAAATTACCAAAGGTCGTTTCTCATTGCACAAACCCCGAATTTAAAGGAAAGAAAATAAAATATGTTCTGGTTTCTTAAAAAACAAAAATTTCAAGTTCCAGCAACAGGATGCATTCCTTCACCAGAAGATAAAAGAGATTTGTTACTTTCACAAGTTGCGCCAATTGTTAAAAGATATCCAAAAGAAGCACCACCACCTTTCGATTTGGATATTTTAAATCAAGATGGCAAACCGCATTGTGTGGGTTATTCTTGCGCCGCTTTAAAACAATACTTTGAATTAAAAGAAAGAAATGCCATAACTTTTGATGGAGATTGGATTTATCAGAAAGCAAAAGAAATAGATGGAGCCCCCAATTTAGAAGGAACTTATTTAAGAGCAGGATTAAAAGTTTTACAGAAATTCGGCGCAAAGCCTTTAAACGGAAGCGAAGAAGAAGCAGAAAAATATAAAATCGGAACTTATGTGAGAGTAGATGATTATTCTTTTGAAGGATTGAAAAAGGCACTTTATATTGGAGGAATACTTTTGGCAGGGTTTTATGGTTCAAATGAAGGATGGCAAACTGCTTATGTTAGGCCGCCAAATCAAGGAGAAAAAGTTTGGGGACACGCCGTCTTAATTATCGGATATAATAAGAATTATTTAATCGGCCAAAACTCCTGGGGAACTGATTGGGGAGATAAGGGATTGTTTTATATTCCTTCAAATTATCCACCATTTGAAGCTTGGACTGTTATGGATTTACCAGATTATGAGGAAGGTTGGTGCGCCGCGGAATATTTAAGAACTTTAAATTTACAAGAAGGAGCATTAGTAAAACCAGTTGTAGGATTAAAATTAAGAGAAAGTCCAGGATTAAGTGGGAAAGTTTTAACAATTTTAAGTCCAAGTCAAACTCTTCAAGTGGTAAAAGTTGGCGCTAAAATAGATAATTTCACCTGGGTAAAAGTAAAAGTAATCGAAGAAAAATAAAATGCACCCAGAGCTCAAAAAATTCATAGAAAAACAATTCCTGCCAGAATTTAAGAAGAATTTATTAACATTAGAACTTGACATTTTGTGGCTTGAATTTATGATTTCAGAAAAAGAAAAAGCATTAGAAGAGGCAAAAAAACCAATAATTTTAGACCCTAAAAAGAAACCAGAAAAACAAATAATGGAACAAGCAAGCGAGCGGGCAAAATTAGGAGATGAAATCGAGGCATTAAAAAAACAAAAAGAAGAAAAAGAAAAAATTTTAGAGTTAAATCAAAAATTTTTAGAATGGCTAAAAGAGAAAATAAAATAATCTGGAAATCTGAAATAAGAAAATTAAAAGATTTGAATGAACGTTTATTTTTTGGCCTGATGGTATTAATGACTCTGGTAGCGTGTATAATAACTAAAGTTTATTCTCAAATCAGCGAACAAGGGAAAAGAAGGATAAGAAAAGAAATAAGGCGAAAAGGAATATTAGAAACTATCCCCTCCGAAATACGAATGTCTTTGTTAGAAGGATGGGCGAAGTGGTTTATGACTGATTTATTAAATTTGAAAAGAAAAGCTTTAATAGAATGGAGAGAAAAAATTTTAAAAAAATATAATTATACATGTCTAAAATGTAAAACGAAAGAAAATTTAGAGGTTCACCATGTTTATAATGTAAAAGATTACCCAGAGTTAATGGGAAATTTAAAGAATGGCATAGTTTTATGTAAAAAGTGCCATAAAGAATTTCATAAGATTTATGGCAAAAGAAAAAATAATCCCGAACAAATATTAGAATTTTTAGGGGTCAAAACTAAAAACTGTGATTCTAATGTGATCTATGGCAAATCCGAAAACTCTAAAACCATTTAAAAAAGGAGAAGACCCCAGAAGAAATACAAAAGGACGTCCCAAAGGAAGTAAAAATTTTAGGACGCTTTTTGAGATTGCGCTCAAAGAAATAGGAGCATCTAAAAAATTAGGTAAAGATCCAGACAAAGTTTGGGTTGAGATTTTCAAAAAAAGTATCAAAAGAATTCTTAAAGGAAATTATCCCTTCTACAAAGACACTTTGGATCGCTATTTTGGAAAAGCCACCGAAAAAGCAGAAATTGGGTTAAAAATAGAAAAAATTGCTGAATTAGAAGAATTGTTAAAAGAATGGGTCGAAAAAGATAAAAGTGAAGAGGACTGAGAAACTAATCAAAAAACTTTTCAAAAATGAGAAAAATGAACCTTTACAATTGACTCCAACACAGCAAAAGATTTTCGATTTGATTTTCTTTAAAAAGCATCCTTATAACTTGATAATTGCTTTTACGAGATACGGAAAATCTTTTGTAACAGCTTTGGCGGTTTTGGCAAGGTGTATTTTCTATCCAGAAAAATGGGCAATCGTTGCGCCAACTGAAAAACACGCAAAGATAATTTTGGGTTATGTGATAGATCATATTTTTGACCACGAATTCATTGTCTCAAAATTGCAATTGGAAGAAGGAGAAAGTTTAGAAAGATTAAGAAGAGAAAGAAGCAAAAGGAGAATAACTTTTAAGATTTTCGGGCAAAACAAATATTCAGAAATTTTCATTCTATCTGCGCACTCTGAAAAAGAAAACCCAATGAAATCTCTTTTGGGTTTTGGTGCACAGAATGTGGTTTTAGATGAAAGCTCTTTAATTTCAGATGAAACTTATGCTGGTGTTTTGAGAATGCTTGGAGATAGTAAAGAACCATTTTTAGTGGAATTAGGGAATCCTTTAAAAAGAAATCATTTTTGGCAGGCATTTAACGATCCAAAATTCAACAAAATCGTAATAGATTACACGATTGGCTTGAAAGAAGGAAGAATAACAAAAGAACAAATTGAATTAATGAAAGGAAAGCCATTTTTCGATGTTTTATATGAATGCAAATTTCCAACAGAAAGCGAAATTTTAAAAAAGGAGGATATCATTTTTCAAAAGGTCGATTTAAAAGAAATTGATTTATTCGCAATCGGCACAGATTTAGCAATTTCAGAAAAAGAAACAGCAGACGAAACTGCCATCGTTGTAGCAGGAAAAATAAGAGGCACAGATAAAATTGCAATTTTGAATGCAATTTCAGGACATTTTACGATGAATGAAACTTTAAATATTGTGAAAACTTTTGAACAATTATACAGCAAATTGGGAACGGTTTTAGTAGGAGTTGAAGATGTTGGATATCAAAGGGCATTCGCAGAAGAATTAAAAAGAAGATTTTTAATTTCGCCGATTTTAATAAAAAGATCAAAAGATAAAAGAAGTCGAGTTTTAATGCTCTCGCCATATTTTCAAAATCATCAAATAATTTTTGAAGAAGACAAAGAAAAATTTGAAAAACTAATTTCACAAATTTCAAATTTCGGCGTGGAAGAAAACGACGATTTAGTAGATGCATTTGAGATGGCGGTTTCGCTTTTAAAAGATTATTTAATCAAAGAAGAAAAAACTGAAGAGCAATTAACTTACGAAGAAATGAGAAAGCGGGAAATCGCAGAAGCCATTAGAAAGCATGTTAGTGGAGAATCAGAACAATTTGAATTCAAAGAAGACTACGAGTATTGATCGAAAATTCGAAATTTATTGCAGGTATTGCAATTACAAACTTTTTATTACAAGAGAACCGATTTATACCTTGTTTTTGATGGAAATGAAATGTCCACATTGCGGGAGAATGTTAAAGAGTTCACAAGATATTTCAATAGGATTAAGACTTGACAGAGTTTCTTAAAAAATTAAAATTAGAATAACGGATAGAAACCAAGTGTTTCTATCCTCTCCACGTGAGGCGCAAAAGAGCGCCCTTTTTTATTTAAAGGTCAAAAATTTGCCCCCCGAAAGGTCGACCCGCTCGTTGAAAGGGGCCTGACCCACCCCTGAGAGCGGTTTTGGGGGGCTAATAAAAAAATTATGACAGAAATTTTAGAAACCGCAATAATTTTGGCTTTAATCGGTTTTCTCTTTTACAAGGAAAAACAACATCAAGAAATCATAAAAGAAATTTTAGCATCAAAACTTTCAAAGGATATTTTTGAATTCAAAAGCGCAATAGAAAAACCAAAAGAAGAAGAAACGGAAAAAGAAGAGGAAGAGGTCGTTCCAATTGAGGAAGCTCCCGCTGAAAAACTTTTAGAGGCTTTAAAGAAATAATATGGCAGAAAGTTTGGAAACAATTCAAAAAATTCTCGAAGAGGTTAAAGAAGAAAAATCTCCAGAAGAAAAAGTAAAAGAATTAGATACATTAGCCGATGAATTAAGAAAAGAAAGACAAAATCATGAGAAGCGCTGGTATTTGATAGATAGATTTTTGAGAGGGAATCATTTTGAAATCTGGAGACCAGCAACAAATGAAATTGGAAAAGTTGTATTCCCAAAAGGAATTAATGTTCGACCAATTCACTATGCAATTCGAGTTGCAGAGGGAATAATGAATACGCTTTTGGCATCAGATCCACGCTGGAAGGTTTTTCCTATTGGTTTAAGTCAAATTAAAGACGAGGAAGAGAGAAAAAGAAAAATTGAAAACACAAAGAAAATTGCGGCATTTTTTGACAATTTGTTCGATGCTGAAAATTTAAGAGAAAAACTTTCAGAAATGGTATGGAATGGAATTAAATATGGTTTTGGCGTAATTGAAATTTATTGGGATGGAAAACCAAAATTTAGAGTGATTGATAACTTTGATATTTTATTTGATCCAACAGTTAAAGATATTCAGGATTCGCCATACATCATAAAAGAAGTGGCGGTGGATTTGGAAAGAGTAAAGGCAAATCCAAACTACAACGAAAACCGATTTGAATTAAAAGAGGAAAATAAAATTTCAGGTTCTTCCTTCAAAGAAACTCAATTAAAAGAGAGATTCGGCGGAAAACTCGCAGAGAAAAAAGTTTTAATAAGAGAATGCTGGATTGAAAATCCAAATGGTGGTTGGGACGTAATTCATATTTGCCAAAAGAAAATTTTGTTTGAAGAGCATTATGATTTTAGGAGACCGCCATTTGTAAGTTGGAGCTTTTTACCAGAAACTTTATTACAAACTTCTTTTGTAGAGAGAATGATTCCTTTAAACCGCGCATTAGATATCACCTTAGCACAAATTGAGGCTTGGGTAAGAAGCGTAGCAGTTGGGAGAATGCTAAAGCAAAAGACAGTTAACGTGAATAGAATTTTAGGAGAACACGGAGAAATTATCGAAGTTAATGGACCATTAGATTCAATTGCTTGGTTAAAAGTTCAAGAGATTGGGGGAACGGTTTTCAACTTTTTGAATGAATTAAAATCTTTAATGGGAGAAACTGCAGCAGCAACTGCAGCAATGGGAAGAGTTCCAAAAGGAGCGAAAGTTGGTTATAAATTAATTGAGAGTTTAAAATCAGCAGAAATTTCTTCAATTCAGCACGGAGTAAGGAAATTAGAAGGAACTTTAGAAAGGCTCGGGGAAACCACTCTTATGTTAATTTATTACTTTGGTACAACGCCAATTGAGGCAAAATATAAAGACGAATATTTTGAAATTGTAGGCGCACAATATGCAGGAGGTTATGCAAATGCAATTCCAGTTTCAGATACAGATTTTGGGATTGATGTTTCAATTGAAAGTGGTTTGGCTTATACAACAGAGGCAAAAAGAGCACTGGCAATTGAATTGGCAAAAGCAAAGTTGATTGATAGAAAGACAGCGCTTGAAATTTTAAATCTTGGTGGCGATACTGAAGAAATTGCACAAAGAGCCTTAGAGGAAATGGAAAAAGAAGAAAAAATTCAACAAGGAAAAATAACAAGCGTTTTAGATGCTGACGACTTCCAAAAATTATCCGATGAAACAAAACGAAGAGTTTTACAAGAATTATTGGGTCAAACATAAAAATATGCCAAAAGAAATTGAATCAGATTTAGATGAAGAATTTGAAGAAGCGCCAGAGGAAGTAGTTGAAGAAGAACCAGAAAGCGAAACAGAAGAGGAAACAACAGAAAAACCTGCGGAAACTTCGGAGGCTACTTTAACGATTTCATTAAAAAAATTTCCTGCATTGAAAGATGCAAAAGTTGGTGATATAATAAAAGCGAATTTAAGAATTACAGGAATTAGCGAAGAAAAAGTTGATTTTGAAATTGTGGATTTAAAAGGAAAGAAAAGAAAAACGAGAAAACAAATTGAAGAAGATTCCGCAGGAAGTTATCGGGTCAGAGATTAAAAATGCCATACGCTGTCAGAAAAAGAGGAAATAAATGGGTTGTGATTAATAAAGAGACTGGCAAAGTTAAAGGAACGCACGATACAAAAGAAAAGGCAGTTCGCCAGATGAGGCTTTTATATGGAATTGAATCAGGATGGAAACCGACTTTTTCAAGTTCAGCAATGAAAAGAGCGGCAAGTAAAAAATAAGCTCTTGACAAGGAATTTTGGAAAATTAAAATAAAATAATAGCCAAGCGCCAAGTGCTCTTGGCTTCTCCACGAGAGGCATTAAAAGGTGCCTCTTTTATTTTTTTCGGAGTTGAAAATAAAGATAGGTGAAGAGAAGGGGAGGAAGAAACTCAAGAGCAAAAACCTGTAATGGAGAAAAAGGATTAATAATGTTTTTTAAAGGAAAGAAGTTTAAAGCATGAAAAAGAAATCCTAAAAACAATAGGAAAAAATACCAACAAGCGAAGAAAAAAATAAAATGATAAATTACATTCCAAATTTTTCGCATCATTAAGTAATTTTAGCAAATGGGTCAAAATAAGTCAATATGCCAAGTTTTTCTTTAAGAAGTTTAAGTGATGCGCTTAAACGAATAGTGCAAGGATTTACAACCCCTGGAGGTTATTTAGGTCCAAGAAGCGTTACATCTCCTCAATATTTATTAGCTTCGCCAGCTTTATTGTTAGCAGGAGCAAAATTTACTCCTTCGGGACCACAAGTGGAAACAGCACAAGCTGAACCAGGACAGGCACCAGCGGCGCCAGCAGTTGGATTTATGGAAGGAATGTCAGTAAGACCTGAATATGTGTTTGGAAGGCCAACGACAAAAGCAACCGAAACTACAAAAGTTCCCACTCCTGCTTCAGTTCCAAAGGCAGAAATAACGACAGCAAAACCAGCGCCAACACCAACTCCAACTCCTCCACCGCCAACGCCACCGCCAGTAGCAGGAGGAGGTGGAGCGCCAACACCGCCAGCAACAGCGCCAGGATTTACAGCACCGACTTTATCTTCTTTACCACCAGCACCAGTTCAAATTTCAGAAAGAGCCTTTACAGGAATTCCTTCACCAAGACCTGAAATTCCAGTTGGACAATTTGAGGCAATGATTAGAGCTTTAGCTGAACTTACTGGTGGAAGATATGTTCCAACACCATTACCAGGAGCAACACCATTTGGACCAACAGGAGCATTAGAGAGAGCCCTCAGACGACTCAGGGAGCGTGAACTCGGAATAGGAACGTAATAAAATATGCCAACACCGAAAGATCCGATTGAATATCAAAAATGGAAAAGAAAAGTAAGTGAAGGAACAAGAAGGGCAATGATTAAAAAATGGGAAGATCCAGAATATAGAAAAAAAGTAATCGAGGGAATAAAAAGAAAGTGGCAGGATCTAAATTTTAAAAATAAAGTTCTTACAAGATTAAGAGAAGTTAGACGAAAAAGACTAAAAGAAAGAATGAAAGGAGAGAAAAATCCTGCAAAGCGATTAGAGGTAAGAAAGAAAATAAGCGAAGCAATGAAAGGAGCAAAAAATCCAAAATGGAAAGGTGGGATTACATATCAAAATGATATTTTAAGAAAAATTTCAAAAGGAAAATTATGGCGTAAAGCAGTATTTCAGCGAGATAATTTTACTTGCCAAAAATGTGGTCAAAGCGGAGGTCGGTTAGTTGCACATCATATATTTAACTTTGCTGATTTTCCAGAATATAGATATTTAGTAGAAAATGGAATTACTTTATGTAAAAAATGCCATAATGAATTTCATAAAAAATATGGTTTTAAAAATAATACAAGAGAACAATTAAAAGAATTTTTGAACCAGGGTCCAGCAGTCTCTATGGGTCAAGAGACATAAAAAGCTGGATACAGTTCGTCGCCAGGGCTCCCATTAAGGGGGTACAGCAATAAAAACAATGGAAGAAGAATTGGACATTGAAAAACAATTAGAAGAAACTCCCAGCGAGCCATCCAGCCAGGAGCCGTCTTCCGAAAAAGAAGAAGTAAAAGAAGAAAAGGAAGCGGCAACAGCTGGAGAAAAAGAAGGTGAAGGTGCGGCACCTTCTACTGGAACAGTCAGTATTTTAGGGAGAGAATACGATCTCTCCAAACCTGACCAGGTCCAGGAGCTCGCTAAAGATTACGAAAGATTAGGGAGAATGTACGCACCACTCCTGCAACAAGTGCGGGAGTTAAGCCAACGACTTCAAGAGCTCCAGCAACCTCCTTCAAGGGAGACAGCTGGCGGAGATATAGATGAAATAACGAAAAGATACCTAAAAGAAAAATTGGGAGTTGTAACGAGAGACGAACTCGAAAGAATGAAAGAAGATGAGGCATTGGAAGATTATTTGCAGGCATTAGAATACACTTACGATGGTTCAGATGGAAGACCAAAATTCGATAGAAAAAAAGTGCTTGAGTTTTGTATCCAACACGGGATTTCTAATCCCGAAGATGGATACAAACTCTTACATTATGATGAATTAGTCGATTGGTATTTAAGACAAAAACAACAAGCTCCCAAACCTCCGCCAAGCGCACAAGGAAAAGTTCAAAGAGAAATAAAACCAAAAAGAAGAGTTTTCGGAGTGCCAACTAATCCAGAAGAAGAAGTTTCCTTGAGGGAGGCAATGTTGGAAACTCTTGAAGAGTTGGAAAAACAAACTGGAATCTAAAATTGGGTCAAAATTGAATAGAAAATGCCAAGCGTAACCCTGAATGAGGTTGCGGCAGTACTCAAGAAAGACATTTTACCTGCTGTGGTTGATGCTGTAAAGCAGGAGGCTTTGATTTACCAGATTGCAAAGAGCAAATTCACTCCCCAAAAGTTTGTCAACAACAAATTTTATGTCCCTGTAAAACTGGCTTTACCTGCTGGATTTACGACTTTTGGGCCAACTTCAACTCCAACCTTGAATAAAGGAGCAGTAAAGCCAGTTGAAGCCAGCTTCGAAGTGATTCAGGTTGCTGGTTCATTCAGTATTGACAAAATCACTTTGGATGCTGGCAAGGGGGCTGTTGTTGACACTTTGGAAATGCAAACTGAGGGAGTGAAGGATTTGATTGTAAGACAATTGAACTATCAATTATGGAGAGCTCCAGATTCCAATGGAAGATTAGTTTTCTACACTGATGGCGCAGGAACAGACACCACCACTTTAGTTATTGATGAAGGAAGAGAAGTAAAAAACGGAGATATTGATTACGCAGTTTATTTGCCACCTGGGACAAAAATAAAGATTGGAACTAACGCAGCAACTACTGTTGTGGCTCACACTGGAAAGAATACCGTTACAATTGCTGACGCTCAATCTTGGGAAGATAATACTCCAATTTATGTTTTAGATGGCGATGGAAACCCAATGACTTGCTTGACTGGATTGTTAGCAGCAATTGGCACTGGAACTTATGGTGGAATTAATCCTGCAAACTACGCAATGTGGAAATCTTATGTTGATTCTCCTACCTCAGCAACGGTTTTGACTTTGGCTGATATTGACAAAGCTCACGTTGAGGCAAATCAGAGAGGAAAGGTAGATTACACTTTCGCCAACAAGACTTTGTACAACAAGTTCATCAGCTTGCTCAAATCCAATCCTCAAGTGCAAGTAACTGAAAAACCAGTCTTGCACGGAGGTTGGGTTGGAGTCGATTATATGGGCCACGAGTTTGTGCTTGATTATGATTGCCCAGACGATAACGTCTTCCACATTTCTTCCAAAGAACTTTCTCTTGGAATTTTGAGCGATCTTGATTTCTTACCTGGAAACGAAGGAAGGCTCTTTAAGGCTTACGGAAAGACTGAATGGGAAGCTATAATCTACACCTCTTTGCAATTAGTCTGCCGCAACAGAGGAGCTCATTCAAGAATTGAAAAGAGAACCGCATAAAATTTGAAATAATCTCTCTCTTTCTGCTTTCCTTGTGGCAGGGTTAGGAGCTTTCGCTCCTAACTTGGGGACGGCGGGTCGGTCTCCAAAGAAGGAGCGAAAAAAGTGGCAGATCCATTATTTTGGAAGATAAAACAAGCAAAAGATAAATTTCACGAAAAAGTCAATGAAAAATTAAGAGATAGAGTAAGGCACGAAGCCAAAGAAACTTTTAAAGTGATGCAAAGGCTAAAAAATAAAGGTCTTTCTTCAGAGAGAATCTTGGAGGAGGTTTTAAAATCCTCCGAAGTTAAAAAATTCGATGAAGAGCATAAAAAATAAAACAGATCACACAATTTCAATTAGAATGTATGGCAGAGTTTTTGAATTGCCAGCAGGCCATCATTGGACAGAAATGGATTTTTGGGGTGGAGAAGAAGATTTAAGATTCGTTGCAATTAAGATGAAAGATTGTTTTGAATTCGAGGGCGATTGGCCAGAGGAAATTGAATGCCCTTGTTGCGGGGCAAAAGTGAAAATTAAAGAAGAAAAACCAAAAACAAAAAGAAGGGTCAAAAAATAAAAAATGTCCAAGAAATATTGGATACAAGAAGCAATTCAAAAACCTGGTGCTTTAAGAAGACAATTAGGAGTTAAGGCAGGAAAAAAGATTCCATTATCAAAATTAAAAGAAGCAGCAAAAAAACCTGGCAAATTAGGAAGGAGAGCGAGGCTGGCTTTAACTTTAAGAAGATTAGCACAAAAGAGAAAATAAGGGTCAAAAATAAAAATGGCAGATGAAATTATAAAACAAGATGCGAATAAGGTTCCTGTAATGGCTGGAATTACAGATGATGAAAATCAAAATATCATTCAATTAAGAGTTAACCCAAAAAATAAAAGATTGTTGGTTGATATTCCAGCTATATCAGGAATAGGAACAGACGAAACTTTCACTCTTACCAATGCGAATACTGCTTATGCTATTCCTGTTAATCCACCTCCGCAGAATTATTCTTTGATAATCTATAATGCCTCCGATACTGATATTTATTTCAGATTTACTCCAGGGACGACTGCAGGAATAAAAATTACCCCTGGAAGTTCCCTTTCAATAGATTTAGGGGCAAACCAGCAAGTATATGTTTATTGTGAGGTAGCGGGAAAAACGATTAACTTATCTTACAAAATAATTTAAAGGTTGGGTCAAAAACAGTTTTAATCATGGCATCAATATCAGATTATTACGAAAACAAAATTATTGACCATATGTTGAGAGGGCAGGCATTCACCCCGCCCTCTACGATTTATTTAGCACTTTACACAGTAGCACCATCAGATGCGGGTGGAGGAACGGAAGTGTCGGGTGGAGGATATCAAAGACAACCAATAACTTTAAATCCTGCTTCAGGAGGAACAACATCAAATAGTGCCGATATTGTTTTTCCCACTGCGACAGCAGATTGGGGAACGATAGTGGCTGTTGGAATTTTTGATGCTGCGACTGGCGGAAATTTATTGATGTGGGCTAACTTGACGCAATCAAAAACGGTCAATAGTGGAGATACATTCAAAATTAATGCAGGAGATTTGCAGATAAGTTTTGACTAAAAATGCCAACCATTAGTAAATTCGCCGCATATCATACACCAATAACGACTGGTTATACAAACCCGTCTAATGCCTACGCTGATGATGGAGTTTATGCCACGGCCGCACCTGCCAAAAATGCTGAAGTTTCTGCTTATTTTGGATTTCCCGCTTTTACTACTGACGAAATTCCAGATGGTGCTACTATCAATTCTGTAACGACAGAATTTGAATATCACGTTAGCACTACTGCTTCTATTGCTACTCAGTATTGGCAAACATTCAAAGGAACAATGGGATTGGGAACTGAACAGAGCGATGCCAGCGAACCCCTTAGTGATGTAATCAAAACTCATCAAGTAACTACTGGTATTACCCTTACAGATTTGAGAACTGACGATTATGTAAGAATGAGATTAAGGAGCGTAAGAGGAGCCTCTAACACCGCTGTTACTTTCTATATTGACTATGTAAAAATTACGGTTGATTATACGGTTCCAAGTTTTGTATATGGTAGTGCGATTTTATCAGGCATAGGAGCATTATCGGCAATAGGAGCACTTATTAAACATGGGTTGGCGACCTTATCAGGAATAGGGAATTTAACAGGAATTGGAAGATTGATATTGGCTGGAAGGTCTACTTTAAACGGAGTTGGTTCGTTAATAGCAAGAGGAGTAAAAACTTTAATCGGACAAGCAACTTTAGTAGGAGAAGGAATACTATCAGCATTAGGGGGTTTATTAAAACAAGGAGCGGCGGTTTTATCAGGGATTGGTTCATTAACCGCAATAGGTAGTTTTTTACGACAAGCGGCGGCAACATTATCAGGAATTGGGTCTTTAACAGCAACAGGAGTAAGAATACTTATTGGACAGGTAAGTTTAGTAGGAGAGGGAATAATGTCTGCTATTGGAGTTTTAATTAAAACTGGAATAGCAACTTTAAACGGAATTGGAAATTTAGTGGCCAACGGAGTAAAAACCATAATTGGAAGAGCAACATTATTAGGAGAAGGATTATTATCGGCTATTGGAACGGTAATTTCGAGGACTGTAAAAGTCATAAAACATATATCTTTATCGAAATATATTAGGTTTCAATAAATTATGGATTTAGATTATTTAGACAAATTCATAGAGATTAAAAAAATCAAATTTCAAAAGAGTTTGCAAGAAAAATTAAAAAAAGAAAAAGAAGTTAATTTAACAAACGAAGATTTACTATTTCTGATTTTGATTTATTTACGAGAATTATTAAAATAGGGTCAAAAATAAAATCGTGATAACACCAGATCAATTAAAAGATTATTATTCAACAAGCGGAAATTCAGAAGGAGGAGCAATTTCCACTAATCAAATTCCAGCGACGCAATTGTCTGCTGCAGTTTCAGCTGGAGCAACTTCAATTTCAGTTTATGATGCTGGCGGTTTTACAGTTAACGATGAAATTGTAATTGATGATGGAACAAATAGAGAAAAGAGAACAATTACCGCAATTAACGGAACTACTTTTAGTTTAAATATTGCTTTAGCAAATTCTTACGCAATTGGAACGACAGTCGCAAAGAAAAACAATCTTTTCCCAGATGTTTCAGCGGCACAATCCACAACAGGGGTTACACTTTACAGGAAATTTTTCAGGAAAAATGCCAGTTCAGCTGCTACTTGGTATTCAGTAGTTAATTGGATTGCAAAACAATTTCAAAACGCTGCAGTTTCAATTGGATTGGGGATAGATAGCGCAGATGATGCAGATCCAGCACAAGGAAATATGGTTGCAATGACGAGTTCAGCTCAAATTGCTTTAGTTTCAAGCGGAAGCGATACAAGAGTGGTAACTTTAAAAGGATTGGACGCAAGCGGAAATCCAATTACAGAAAATGTTACTTTAAATGGAACAACAGAGGTTTTGAGCACGAACACTTTCTCAAAGCTTTATTTGGCTTATGTTGATAGTTTGAATTCATCAAATACCATCACAATAAAACAAGGAAGCGGGGGTTCAACCTTGGGAACGATTGGCCCAAATAAAAAAGTTTCGTTTTTGTGGTTTGGAAAGAAAGTAGATACGAATAATCAAATTGTCAATGCAGAGGGTGGAGATGTTGCAAGTTATGATACAGGAATAAAAATTGGGGATATTTCACCAGGAGGATATTTTGGAATTTGGGTGAGATTAATGGTGCCAGCGGGGGCGTCAGCAGTAGGAAATAATACAACGTTCATTCAATCAGCGGGGTGAAACCGCATAAAAAATATGTTTGGAGAGGCACTTTATGGAGAAATTTTATTTGGGGGGTAAAAGAGCGAATTTAATTGAAAGGGTTTTAAATTTACCAATTGCAATTTTCAATTTTGTAAGTAAAACAGGAGGGTTCGCGATGTTTATTAGAGGATTTATTGAAAGAATAGGAGTATTATCAAATTCTATTCGAAAATTCATTGAAAGAATCGGCGGATTTGTGATTTTCATTAGGAAATATTTTGAAAAGATTTCATCATTCCCAATCTTCTTAGAAGGGATAAAGCAAGTTTTGAAAGCGATATTTTATCCAATAAAAGTAAGATTTCGGGTCAAAAATCAATAAATGCTTCAAATTAAAAACTTCGCAAAATCCACATTAGCAGCAGGAATTTCATCAACTGATACTTCTTTGACGGTGGCAACGGGAGAGGGAGCAAAATTTCCAGATCCTCCTTTTAGGATAATCATTGATAATGAAATCATTGAAGTTGGCGCAAAAAGCGGAGATACTTTTTCCTCATTAATAAGAGGAGTTGAAGGAACAACAGCAGCAGCGCACGCAGCAGGGGGCTTCTGTTGAATTGAGAATTTTTTGCTTCAATTTTGCAGGAATTAGAATACATTCCGATAAACACGCAAACTACAAACTATACTTTGGTTTTTGCCGATGCAGGAAAATTGATAAATATGAATTCATCTTCAGCAGTGACTTTAACTGTGCCAGCAAATTCTTCAGTGCCATTTCCAATAGGAACGAGAATTTATGTGAGAAAAGGAGGAGCAGGGAATGTAACAATTTCAGGAGCGTCAGGAGTGACAATAAACGCACCATTTGGAAATACAATTACAACGCAATATCAAACTGTGGTTTTAATAAAAGTTGATACGAATACTTGGGATTTACTTGCATAAAAGTATGCCATCATTTCCACTTTCTTTAAGCCAATGGAAATATAGGAAAGCATTCCAGATTACAGAGCAGGCAGGACAAAATTTAACTGATTACCAGGTTCTTTTGAAAATTGGTGAAAGTTCAGGTGCTTCTGGAGCAAATTTTCATTTGGAAGGATTATCAGCAATTTTTCCTTCTGGGAAAAATGATGGAGGAGATTTAAGATTTCACGATGGGCAAAATGAATTAAGTTTCTGGGTAGAAGATGTTACAGGGACTTCACCAAATAGAATTGCTTATGTTTGGGTTAAAATTCCTTCTTTGAGTGCAAACCAAACTAAAACTTTGTATATTTACTTTGGTAACCAGTCGGCATCAAATGTGAGCAACGGAAACAATACATTTGATTTCTTTGATGATTTTGATACCAATTTAGATAAATGGACAATAAGAAGTGGAATTTGGACAATTACAACAGATGGGGGGTAATACAGTTTTACAAAGCCCAACTGTTGATGACACTCAAATAGTAGCAAGTGCTTTTTCTATTTTAAATTGTAGAATTAAAACAAGATTTCGCCTTGTTGCAACTAGTGGGAATTTTTTTGGAGTAATAGCAAGAACTGCAGATGCTAATAATCTTTATTTAGAGCAGTATGGTCCAATAGCAAATAAACATCAAATATTTAAAAGAGTTAGTGGAACCTGGACAGAATTAGTTTACGTTTCTCTTACCCCCAAATACTAATTATCATATATCAGAATTTCTATTATATGGTTCATATTTAAGTGCAAACGTGGACGGAGGATATTTTATATCAACAACAGATTCAACTTTTTCAACTGCTCAAACTGTTGGATTAAGACATGGGGAAAGCACTTCTTACTTTTATGCAGATTGGTTTTTTGTATCCAAATACACTTCCCCCGAACCAGCATTTAGTTCAGCAGGAAGTTTAGAAAAGAGGTCATCAATAATTCCGTTAATTTTTATTCGTTAATATGTTTGGAGAAGTTTATTGGGGACAAATTTTATACGGAGAGAAAAGAATGAGGTGGGATGTGGGAAAATTGGGAAATTTTACGATGACTTTGTGGTGTTATATGAACAAAATTTCAAATTTTCCAATTCAATTGGGAATTATCACATTATCAAAAATTAAAGCGGTTTTAAAAATAACAAAAGAGAGGGTCAGGGCAAAATATAAATTCTTATAATATGGCAGTTTATTTAACAATCACAAATCCAGCATTGGAAGATTTTGAAATGACGATGTTATCAAAGCCAGCGGCAGCTAATGACACGGTTTTGAATGTTTTATCTGGAAGAGGATTTAAGAAAAACGATATTTTATTAATCGGAAATTATGGCGAGGAAAACGCAGAAATTGCTTATGTTTCTTCAACGACAGACCCAACTGATACTCAAATTACTTTGGCAAGTGGTTTAAAGTTTGCACATTCAGTAAACACTCCAGTGAGATTTATGCCATTTGATTATTTTAAAATTTACATTTCAAACGATGGCGGGGTTTCTTACAATTTAGCAGACACAATTCCAATTGCGCCAGATTCAAATCAAACAGTTTATGTTTCACCAGCGGCGCCAAGTGCTTTATTCAAAGTTGCATCTTACAATTCAAAAACTTATTTAGAGGGGCCCTTATCAGATGCAATTTTAGGAACAGGGCTTGGATTTTCACAATTAGGAAGGATTTTAGACAGAGTTTATGACTTATACAATGACCCAGAACAAAAATTTATTAAATCTGACGAAATGCTTTTGAACTATTTGAACGAAGGCTTTATTGATTTGTTCACAAGAATGTCAGCATTAGGAGAAGGATACGCAACGAAAAAAATAGACAATGACATTCAGTTAAGAGCGGGAATTAATACTTATGATTTGCCAGAAGATTTTTCAAAAATGGTAAAAGTTTTAATTGATTATTCGGGAAACGGGAATTTCGCAATAGCAAAGAGAATGGATTTGGCCTTAATAGATGAGAGAGATGTTTTTTCAGAAGATGAACCTGGATATTGTTTATTACACGACAAAATAATGATAAACCCAACGCCGAAAACAAATAATGGAAAAATGAGATTGTATTATGTTTATTCGCCAAAGCCATTGGAATATATCACAGATAAATTACCTTTACCTGCCCCAGATTTAGCATCAAAGATTTTAGTGGATTATTGCATTGCGAGGGTTTATGAGAAAGCATTTAAGACAGAAAGAGCATCATATTTCTTGCAGGCTTATGAAAATGGGGTTTCAGCTTGGTTGACAGCAATTGCGGGAAGAGCAGAAGACATTCCAAAATTTGTTCATAGATTTGCAGAAGATTGGGAGACGCCTTGGGAAAGTGGGTCATATCCATATTACTAATGCCAGCAATTTTGGAAATCAATTCGTTTGGAGGAGGAATGAACAGAAAGGTTTCGCCATTACTGGCAAAAATCGATGAAGCATATTTGGTAAGAAATGCCAGATTGTCAAGAATTGGCTCTTTAAAAAAGAGATTAGGATATAAAAAAGTAGGAAATACACCAGACACAAATCCAGTCAGATTTTTGTATCCATATTACAAAACAGGGGTTTCGCCATTGAGGCAATTGTTAAGGATTTCAGGGAATAAATTTTACTATTTAAACGAAAGCACAAACACTTGGGTTGATGCAACAGGATCAATTAGTTTAAATTCAACAGGAATTCCAGATGCAACAACTTATGCAAATTTGGCAATAATTGTAAATGCGGCATCTCAGGTTTTAAAATGGAATGGTTCAACATTAGCAACATTGGGTGGAAATCCACCAAACGGAACTTGCATTGCCACTTTTAAAGATAGAGTTTATATTGCTTCAGGAAGTCAAGTTAGATTTTCAGATGTGGCAAATCCAGAAAGTTGGCCAGCATTTAATGTAATCAATGTGGGATTGAACGACGGAGACGAAATTACGGGATTAAAGCCATTTTTCAATTCATTGCTTATTTTCAAAAAGAATTCAATTTGGCAATTTGATGTTGATGAAGAAAACCAGCCATTATCTTTAAGGCCTTTAACATACGGAATCGGAGTCGATAGTTGGCGAACAATTTGGATAGTTAATGGAGTATTACATTTTGCAGGAAGAAAAGGAATTTATCAATTTTCTGGAAGAACGCCAGAGAAAATCAGTTATAGAATTGATGAGATTTTAGAGGGGCTGGGAAATCATCAAGATTGGGTTGGTTGGGAAGATGGCGATATTTATCATCTTTTTATCGGAAACGCAGACGGAAGAGAAAATGTAGTTTTAATGTATGACACAGTTTTGGATTATTGGGCTTATGATGACGGAATGGATGTGAAATCAGCAACAACATTTATTAATCAAAGTGGAGTCTTAAGACAATATTTTGGAGATTCAAAAGGAAATGTTTGGTTATTATGGGAAGGATACGCAGATGCTGACGATGGCACGGGAGGAAAAGATATTGAGTTAGAGTACGAAAGTCATTTGTTCCAACTTGGAGAACCTTTAACACCGATTGAATTTTCAGAGGTTGGTTGGAGAATGAGTTATCAAGCAAATTCACCAATGACATTGGAAGTTTCAGTGGATAATTCAGATTGGAAAAGGGTTGCGGCAATGATGCAAGCAATTGGGAAGGAAAAAGGATTGGGCAATGTGGCGCCGCAGGCAATGGATATTAAATTTAGAATTCACGAGATTTCAAAATTACCAGGACCAGAATTATACCAAATTGTCTTTTTTGGAGAAATTCCAAAAGAATCAAGGGTCATTCCTAAAAAATTCACAAAAAGATGATGAGAAGATTTGCAGAAAATCAAATAATGGATATAACTTATGAGCAATACGGCTACGATAAAATGGCATTTAAAAAAGAGGCGCCAAGATTTAGAAAAGAGCCAATTGATTTTAAGAATGTGAAATTAGGAGAAGATGTTATTCACCACCCAGGAAACATTTTACCGGGAACGATTTTAAGAGGAGCTTTGGCAGTTAAAGCAAAAGCAAGTCCTTTAATTTTACAATTATCGGATGCCAACGTTTATCAAGTTTCAAGTTGTTTTTCAAAAGAGGCGGCAAATTTAATTGTTTCGATAGCAGGAACTTCAGGATCGCCAGCAAACAAATATTTCGATGGTTGGTATCTTTACGAAGAATTTCCTTTAAAAGATAGAAAAGCAATTCATTCAACAAACGAAGCGCCAAGCGGAATTGCAATAGATGGAAATGGAGTTTGGGTAGGAGAGGGAAATAGATTGTATAAAATGCCACACAATTTTTCATCGATTACAGAGATTACTTCGAGTTCCCCAATTCCTTCAATCAACGGATTAACATCTGATGGAACTTATCTTTACACGGTGCAATGGGATAGCGGAATATCAAAAACGAGATTTAGAAAAATTACGATTTCAGGAACAACTTATACCTGGCAAGAAATTGCGCAATTGAATTTTAGAGTAGATATGATGGGATGCTGGACGGGAAAAATTTTCATTGGATACGATAGCGCAAATTATCTTTTGAGAGAATGGCAAATGGATGGAACTTTATGGAGAAACATTCCTTACACAGAGCCAAATTTTAAAGGGGCATTAATTTTGAATGGATTTCCATATATTGCAATTCAAATTGGGTCCACGGCATCAGTTTCGCTGATGCCAGTGAGAATATAAAAATATGGCAACAATAGACTTAAAAAAACTTGGACAAATGATTCAACAAGCCCAACAACAAGCCCAACAACTTGCTCAAAAAGTTGCGAGCTTAATTCAGCCCAAACAAGCACCACAACCCGCTACTTTACCTCCTCAACAGCAAGGAGTAGTTTGGACGCCTTACGGGGGAATGTCGATAGCACCAGAAAAACAAAAAGAAACAACTAAAACAACGAGCAAAGTTACTACAGGCACGAGTGGAGGTTTGCGCACTGATGTTTCGATTGTCGATTATCTAAAAAGCATTGGAATGCCAAGCGATTTTGCTTCAAGACAAAAATTAGCAGAACAATACGGAATTAAAGATTATCGAGGGACGGCACAACAAAATCTTCAATTACTTGCATTATTGAAATCTGGGCAAAAACCTGCAGCTGGAGGAACGCCAGCACCAGCAACAGGTGGGACTCCAACAGGTGGAGTTGCTACTACGCCGCCAGCTGAAACAACGATTACCGATCCATATCAACAATTTCTTCAGAGAATGAATCAACTTTTAGCAGCATACGAAAAAACTTTACAGGCTACACCGCCAATGACTGGTTTAACCCCAGAAGAGAGAGGAATTTATGAACAAACAACTGAAGAATTAAAGAAAAGATATGAAAAAGCTCTTCAAGATTTAGAAAGAAAACATCAACAAGAACAACAAAGATTAATTGCAAGATATGCAGCAGCAGGATTTTCAGAACCAGGAATTTTAGCAGGGCCAATGGCAGGAGTTCCAGGAATTGTAACTCAAGCATTAGGAGAAGAAAGAGAAAGGCAAGCAAGAGAAAGAGCAACATTAGAACAAGCTGCAGCAGGAGATATTTTAGCAGCACAACAAGCCTTGGCAGAAGCAGAAAGGAGAGCAAGAGAAGAAGAATACAATAGATGGTTAAAAGAACAACAACAAAGATTAGAAAATCTTTTAAAACAGGCAGGATTGTATGAGACGATTTATGAAGCAATGGCACCTGTTAGGTTTACTGTTGGAAATTTTGTAATTGAATACGATCCAAAGACTAAAACTTATCGAGATGTAACACCTCCAGAAATTAGAAGAATTTTAGAAGAAAAAGCAAGAGGAAAAATGGGAGATGATCAAAGAATAGCATTAATTCAAGCATTCCTTGAAAGTAGAAGAGGAAAAGATGGATATGTATCAGCAGAAGATTGGTTAGAGGCAAGAAAACGATGGATAGCATTGGGAGGAACAGTAAATGAATTTGAAGCGGCATTCCCCTATTGGCAATGGATGGGTGAATGGGAGTGGGGAAAGGTAATAAAACCTAGAACAACAACGAAGGGGAAATCATCAGAGGAATTAACACCAGAAGAAATAGAAAAAATAACTAAATTGGGGCAATAAAAAAAATGGCAATCACAATCGAAGATTTAAAAAAGAGAGCCAAAGAGTTCTACGAAAAAGTTATTAAAAAACCAACAGAAAAGGTTGAGGAATTTTTAACTTCTCCAAGAGAGACAATAGAAAAATCCCCGTTAATGGATATTTTAAGGCAAAGAGGAGCTGAATTCTATACAAAAGTAGAAAAACAATACCCTTCTTTAGTAATGCCCTTGACCACGGCTTATTATTTTCCTGCCGAATTTGGAAAAGAATTAATAAGCACAGCAATTGACATTGGGAAAGGGTTTGTCACAGCGCCAATTAAAGTTACTAAATCATTAATTGAACTTCCAGAAGTAACTAAAAGCAAAGGAGAAAAGGTTCCAGAAAAAACTTGGCGCCTCCCAGTTTTAGGAGAAATTACTTCTTATTATCAAGATGTGAAAAGAAAATTAGATGACTATGAAAAAATGGGATTAACTCCACATCAAGCAGCAGCTGCCACTATTTTAGGAACTGGCGGCGAAGCAATTTTAGATACCGTTTTTGTAGGTTCTTTAATAGAAAGCGGAGCAAAGGCTTTAGCAAAAAGAGGAGCAACTGCAGCAGAAAAAGTAGCCGCTTGGCAATTTTTAGGATATCCAGAATCTGTAGAAGAAGCAAATACAATTCGAAAAGAATTAGCAAAACAATTTCATCCAGATAAATTAGGAGGAGATGAAAGAATAATGGCAGCAATTAATGATGCTTATAAAATCTTAAAAGAAGGAGGAATTCCAACCTGGAAAGATATTATTCAAGCGAGAACTGGTAGTGTAGTAGCTCAAAGATTATTATCTCCAGTAGAAAAAGGTTATGTGCCAGTTTGAACTTTATCATCCTGGAAACCTTGGAGAAATTACTCTACCATTAGCAGAGAAATATCCAATTGTCCCAATGCTACCTAGAAAGAGCAGGTTATGTGCCAGTAGAAACTTTCCAGCCAACAATGAGAATTCCTATGGGATTGTCGATTGAAGAAAGAAAAATGAAACCTTACTAAGATTACTCCTCCAGCAGAAGTTCCTCCAAAACCGCCACAAGTTTCGTCAGCAGAAGTTCCCCAGCCAAAACCAGATCCTGTAGCAAAATTGATTCAATTCTATAAAAATGCTGAAAATGCAATAAAAGAAACGGAAAAACTTTACAAAGAAGAAAGGGGAAGAAGGGCTGCTATTATAGCACGCATTGGAGAAAAAATAAAATCTGGAGAAATTCCAGGGGAGGTAGGATATTATATGCAATTGGCTGCTTTGAAGGGAGAATTACCAAAAGTAACTCCAGAAATGATTAGAAATTTCTTTTCTCAAGAAGATATCGATCAATTATTCAAAGGAATTGAGGATGCAGACTTTTTGCTGCCATATCAAAAAATTGTTGCCAAAACTGCCTTGAGAAAATTGTTAACGGGAAGTAATGTAGCGAAAAGCGAATTAGAAACTTTGAAATTGGTTTATCCAGAAGAATTTGTAAGATTATTGAATGAAAATAAACAAACTTCCTCATTAATTGGTGAGATAATTAATATTCCAAGAGCTATACGAGCGAGTGCTGATTTTTCTGCTCCTTTCAGGCAGGGATGGTTTTTGATTGGAAGAAAAGAATTTTGGAAAGCGATTTGGCCAGAAATTAAAATGTTTTTTAGCGAAAAAGCATATCAAGGACTAATGGAAGAAATAATGAGAAGGCCAACCTATAAATTAATGCAAGAAGCAGGTTTACAATTAACAGATATAGACGCTCCAATTTTATCAAAAGAAGAGGCTTATATGGGAGGACAAATGGCAGAGAAAATTCCATTTTTCGGAAAGGTACTAAGAGGTTCAAATAGAGCCTATGTTGGATTTTTAAATAAATTAAGAGCGGATGTATTTGATAGTATGGTTAAGGATTTTGCAGCGTTGGGTTATGATGTTACAGAATTAGCGCCAGAAATTGCTCGATTTATTAACAACGCAACAGGTAGAGGAACATTACCTAAAGCGTTAAATAGATTTGCCCCCCTTTTAAATGCAACCTTCTTTTCTCCAAGATTAATTGCATCGAGATTGAATTTGATGAATCCTTTCTTTTATGCTTCTCTTCCTCCGCCTGTTAGAAAATACGCTTTAGAAAGTGGATTGAGAGCTTTATTTATTGGTCTAACTATATTGGGATTGGCTCGTTTAGCAGGAGCAGAAGTTGTGCTGGATCCTCGAAATGCAGATTTTGGAAAAATTAAATTTGGTAATTCAAGATGGGATATTTGGGGAGGTTTTCAGCAATATTTCCGATTTTTAACACAATTGACGCTTTCGTTAATAAATCTTATTCCTGGCGTAGATATTCCTGTAATAATCAGCTCTACTACAGGAAGGGAAATTAGATCTGGAAAAGGTTATGGTAAAGTAACACCTTGGGATGTTATTGCCAGATTCTTTAGACAAAAAACTGCTCCTCTTGCTTCTTTGTTAATTGATATCCTTACCAAAGAAACTGCAGTTGGAGGGCAAGTAAATATACCCGCAGAATTTATTAACAACATATTTATTCCAATGATAACCCAAGATTACTTTGATTTAGTAAGAGAAAAAGGATTATTAAAAGGAACAATTGGAATTATTCCAGTGCTTTTTGGAGTAGGACTTCAAACTTATGGAACTCAAGAATTAGTTGAGGGCGTAAGTCCATTAGGAAAACCAACAATAGAAGTGAGACCAAGATTAGATATAGGAGAATATATTTCAGAAAAACTTTTTGGGAGAAAACCACTTGAACCTTCTAAAGAATATAATGTTCAAGCCTTTTGGCAACAATTGAAACAAATGCCACCAGAATTGAGATTAAGTATTGTTCAAGAAATAAAAAGAAAAAATCCAGATTTATTCAAAAAATTAATGCAAGTAATAAAAGAAGAACAATTGGGGATTGGGCCAAAGGAAAAATCTTTAAAACTAAAAAGAGTAAAAAGCGGGGAAAGAGCAATGGAAATTGTAAAACAACTAAAAAAACTAAAAACACCAGAGGAAAGAATAGAGCTTTATCAAAGATATATAAAGCAAGGAATTCTAACACCAGAAGTAAGAAAACAAGTAATTGAATTATTAGGACAAGAAGGGGGTCTAACAGAATAAAATGGCTTATGGAGGATTAAATAAAAAACATACTTTCTTCATTTACGATGTAGGAGGATTATTTTCACAATTTGCGATTTCTCTATCAAATGAGGGACACGAGGTTTATTATTTCACGCCATTTTATGAAAGCGTGACATTTAAGAGATACGCCATTGGTTTGAATATGGGAAATGTGAAAAAGCCTCTTTACTTTTTTCAAAAGCTCCTCAAGTTTAAAAAGGAAGATGTGACAATAATGTTTCCAGATGTTGGAGCTGGAGATTTGGCGCACTTTTTAAAACAAATGGGATATTCAGTATTTGCTGCAGGTTTGGGAGACATAATGGAGTTTCACAGGGAATGGGTAAAGAAAAAATTAAAAGAATTGGAATTGCCAGTGATGAAATATGCATTAGTTGAAGGAATTGAAAATTTGAAAAAGTATTTAGAGAAAAATCCAGATAAAATCATAAAATTAGATATTTTCAGAGGGGATGCAGAAACTTGGCACGCACAAGATGCAAATAGTGTCGATATGAAACTTAAAAAATTAGAAAAGAGTTTTGGACCATTCGCTTATGATTACAATTTCATTGTTGAAGAAAAAATAGAAGGAGACGAACCAGGTTTTGATATGATCTTTAACAAAACAGAATATGTAAAGCCTTATTTATGGGGCTGGGAAATCAAGAAAGGACCTTATTGTGGAGTTTGTTCTTTAGAAGTTCCAAAAGTAATAGCACAAGTAAGAGATGGGTTAAAACCGCTTTTACAAAAATTAGATTGGCGAGGATTTATTTCTACTGAAATGAAAGTTAGAGATGGAAAGCCATATTTAATAGATATTTGTGCCAGGGCACCTCATCCTTTGGGTTTAGGATTTCCACTTTTATACGAGAATTTCGCAGAAATAATTTACAAAGTAGCAAGAGGAATTCCAGTGGAGGCAAAAATAAGAGGAAAATTCTTTGTGGTATTACCAGTAGGAAATCCAGTAGCGAATGAAGAATGGGTGCATTTAATTTTTCCAGAGAAAGCACAAAACGGAATAAAGATTGGAGATTGTTATTTTGCAATTTATCCTACTGCGGGTGCAAGGTCTTTGAAGTATCAAAAAGGATATTATCACGTGCCGAATGTAACAGAATATACATTCGTCATTGTAGGAGTTGGCAATGATTTAAAGAAAATCAAAAAAGGAATTTCTTATTTGCAAAAGAAAGTAGATATTGGTGGAGAAGGAATAGAAACAATGCCAGAGGCAGATTTAAACGAGGCGTTTTCGCATATTCAACGGGTCATTAAAGAACAGAAAATAAAAGTATAAAATTATGCCAGAATTAATAGAATTTGCACAATTTGGAGTGGCGATATTCTCGGTGGCGATAGTGTATTTTATCGTAAGAACATTTTTGGATTTTTTAAGCAACGATATGGAACACTTAAGAAGAACTATTGAAAAACACACAGAAATCGATGAGAAATTGGCCGAAGTAGTAAAAGAACTTCTCGAATTCTTAAGATTTCATAATGGGAAAAAATCTCAATAAAAAATGCCAAATCAATATTCACATCCCTGGACAAAAGAAGAAATCAATTGGTTGAAAAATAAATATCCCTATTTAACAAAAGAAGAAGTAGTAGAATGGGGAAAAGAACACGGCAGAACTTATAAAGCAATTATCGATCAAGCATCGGCTTTTGGAGTTAAAAAAGAGAGAAAACCAAAATTTAATGATAGCAAATTACAAAGAAAAATACAAGAGGCAAATCAAATTGAATTAATTAATCGTTTTGTTTCCCTTAGGAAACGAAAATTGGTCAAAATTGTAGTCGCAGGCGACAATCACTATCCATTTAACAATCCAAAAGCAGAAAAAGAGTTTTTCGAATTTTTAAAAGAAGAAAGGCCAGAATATTTTGTTCATTGTGGCGATTTATTGGATTTTCACGAGATTTCTTATTTTCGAAGAGTGCCGAAAGTTCCTTATTCTTTGAAAGAAGAAATCGAAATGGGAAAAGAATTTTTTGAGAGGGTTAGGAGTTTATTCCCAAAAATAACAATTTTTTATGTAGAAGGGAATCACGAATTTAGATGGAGAAAATATCTTATAGATTATGCTTTTATCTTTTATGATTTTGTTTCTCTCAAGTTAACAGAATTGTTAAATTTGAAGAAATTGAAAGTAAATTATATTCCTTTAAGACCGCAGGCAAACAAATTCTCTCACAATTTTGTGCAAATAGATAATTTTTACATTGGACACTTTGATAAAAATTTACAAAATGCAGGATACAGCGGGCGCTGGTTAAGAGATGCATTTTCAGCAAATATCATTACGGGACACACACATAGATTAGGATTAAGTTATAAAACTTATCTCACAGAGACAAAAATAGGGGCAGAAGTAGGATGTCTCTGTTCTTTGGAACCTGCTTATTTATCAAATCCAGATTGGCAAAATGGCTGGGGATTACTTGTGAAAGAAAACGAAAAATTTAATTGCTTTTTGTATAACACTTGACAAGATTTTTTGAATTTTCTATAATGAAAAAAGCGTGGAAGTTCTAAAACTTCCACAAGGTCAGGAGGTAATGATCAATGAATAATGAAGATTAAGGATTTAATTCCCCCTTATCTGAAATGGCTAGAGCAAAAAGGTCTAAAAGAAAAAACCATTAGAGAACATAAAAGATTTCTTTTGGGCGCAATTTCGCATTCTTTATTAATTGAGAAGAATATTGAAAAGATTACATTGGCAGATGTTGCAAGCATTATTGAAAGTGGAAGACAGCACGGGCTTTATGGTCCACAAAGAGCAGTTTGCGTTTTTAGACAATTATTAAAATTTGCAAAGGAAAAAGGAATGCAACTTCAATTTGATTGGCGAGATATTCCAGTGCCAAAAGTCCCATCAAGAGAGCAACCAATATTAGAGAAAGATGAATTTGAAGCATTAATGGAAAGTTTTCCGATTTATCATTTAAACACTGGAGCAAGAAAAATGGCTTTCTGTATGAGAGCATTGTGCGAAGTTTTATTTGCAACTGGAATGAGAATTAGTGAAGCGCTAACATTGAGAAGGGATCAGATAGAAGAAATCAAAAACAAAAAAGAATTAATAATCAAAGGTAAGGGGGGAGATGAAAGAAAAGTATTTTTTAGCGATAGAGCAATTTATTGGCTGGAAGAATATCTAAAGCAAAGAAATGATAATTCGCCAGCAATGTTTACGAATGCTTATGGTGAATCTTTAAAATACACAACGGCAAAATCTTATATTTTGAGATTTAGAAAGAAATTGGGATATCTGGCAAAGAAAGTTAAATTTCACACTTTTAGAAGGACTTTAGGGACTTATTTATTTGAGAAAGGTGCTAATGTTAAAGATGTGCAAATAATTTTGGGGCACAAAAGTGAAAGAACAACTTTGAGATGCTATATTAAATGGAGTGAAAGAAAAGCAAAAAATCGCTACCTAAGAATTATGGACAAAATGAAAACCTGTGGAAAACTCTGAATTTTTTTCGGGATTTTGGGGGTCTTGACAAGGTCTCTTGCTTTCCTATAATGGAAGTAGGTGTGGAAGATTCAAAAATTCTATGAATGAAACACAAAAACCAAAAAAAGAACCAAGATACATAAAAGAGGTAATCGCTCAGGCTTGCAAACCAAAAACTTGTATTTGGCGTGCAAATTTATTTACTTTTCAATTCAGCGGATCAAATACGGGTTTTTGATCCGCAGATTTTGATTTTTTCTAAAAAATGGTTAAAATGGATTAATAAGATGCTCAAGGAATTAATCGATAGATTCTATTTAGAAAGGGAGAGAGAAAAAAGGAAAAAGGAAAAAGAGAGGATAAGATTTTTTATTAGCGAAGCTGGAAGATGTCCAAGGATGATATTTTTTAGGTTCAAAAAAGCTCCAGCAGAGGAAATTGAACCTGAAAGGTTAAGGGTCTTTGAGGAAGGAGAAATAATCCAGCAAAGGATTTTAAGACATTTGTTTTCTTTGGGAGTAGTCAGGGCAACAGAAATTCAAATTCCCCCTCAGGAATTGGTAGCAGGGAGGGCAGACGCAATTGTTTCTTTTACAGACCATACATTTTCTGATTTGGGAATTGAGATTAAAGAAAAAGTTGAACCTGGGATTCCCTATGTCTTAGAAATAAAAAGCATTTCTGGAAAGATGAATTTGAAAAAACTTCCGCTTCCAGATCATGTCAATCAATTACAGCTCTATTTGCATTATTTCAAAATCAAAAAAGGAATTTTGCTTTATTTGAATAAAGATACTCAAGAAATTACTGAATTCGTTTTGGATTACGATAAAGTTTTGGTTGAAAAAATTCTGAATTGGTTTTCAAAGTTAAAAGAAAAAATCGAAAAAGATTTAGTTCCGATTAGATTGGTAGATTGGCCAGAAAATTGGCAATGTGAAAAGTGCGAATTCTTTGAAATTTGCAAAATTGCTGGAGAGAAAGAAATTCCCTGGGAAAAGTTAAAAGCAGAAATAGAAAAATTGGAAAAGTTATCTCAATAA